AAACTGGTCAAGATATAAATGCTATATCGATTGGTTTTCAAGCAGGACAAACTTCTCAAAGTTCAGGTGCTATAGCAATCGGTTATAATGCTGGTAGTTTAAATCAAGGAACAAATACAATTGCTATTGGTGTAAATGCTGGTATTAGTAATGAAGGTGTAGGTGCTATAGCAATTGGTGAAAATGCAGGTGCTTATAATCAAGGTTCATATTCTATTGCTATTGGCTATCAAGCGGGATTTACTGGTCAAGATGCGTCATCTATAGCAATAGGAGTAAATTCAGGTCAATATAATCAAAAAAGTTATACTGTAAGTATAGGGAATAATGCTGGTTTATCTGGTGAAAATATAGGTGCAATTGCTATTGGACTAAACGCAGGTGCATATAATCAAGGTTCTTATTCTATAGCAATAGGTAGTTATGCAGGTCAAACTAATCAAGCCGCAAATTCTATTATTATTAATGCTACTGGTTCTGATGTTAGTGGAATGGATTTAAGTGGGCTATTTATAGCACCTATTAGAACAGCAAGTATTAATTCAAATATGTTATTTTTAAATCGTAATACAAATGAAATATTCTATTCAAATAATAGTTCAACTACATCAAAAACTTTCATTATTCAACATCCACAATACGAAGATAAATATTTAGTTCATGCCTGTTTAGAAGGTCCTGAAGCTGGCGTATTTTATCGTGGAAGAGGTATTATTACAAATAATAAAAATATTACTATTAATCTACCTTCATATGTAGATAAAATAGCAACGGACTTTACAATAAATATAACTGCTATAGAAAATAATAATATATATAAATCTACTGATGTTTATAATAATAGTTTTGATGTATATGGTTTAAATGGTTCATTTGATTGGATAGTTTATGGAAAAAGATTGGATTTAGAAGTTGAACCAAGTAAGAAAGAATATATATTATATGGTGATGGACCGTATAGTTGGGTTAAGAAAAAATAAAATATTCCTTTAGTATATTAATAGAATGAGTAATGCTAATACTACATATAAAAATAATGTTATTATAAGTAACAACTTAAATGTAGATAATGGTTCGTTATATGTAGATGTAAGTAATTCAAAAGTAGGTATAGGAACTACTACACCTCAATATGAATTAGATATATCTGGAAGTGTTAGAATAAGAACTAATTTAGTAAAATATGGATATAACGCAGGTAATATAAGTTTTAATACTAGTGCAATTGCTATAGGAGTTCGAGCAGGTGAAACAAATGCATCAACCGCATCAATATCAATTGGTTATTTGGCGGGTAGTGTTAATGCTGCTACAAGGTCAGTTTTAATAGGATATCAAGCAGGACAAACTTCACAAGCAACAAATTCTATACAATATAATGTAGCTATTGGTTATCAAGCATTACAAACTATAACGAATATACCAAAAAATATAGTTGCTATTGGTAGTGGTGCTTGTTCCAACTCGAGTTTAACAGGTGGTCCTGATAGTAATATAGGAATAGGTATAGATGCTGGAAAAAATCAATCACGTAGTAATACTATAGCTATTGGTTATGAAGCCGGAAACGCATCACAAGGTCTTTATGCTATAGCAATTGGTCTTAATGCTGGTCAAATAGTTCAAGGAACACAAACAATCGCAATAGGTTCTCAAGCAGGTAAAAATACACAAGGAACTGCTTCTATCGCTATAGGAAATTCATCCGCACTTACAGGACAAAGTATAAATAGTATAGCTATAGGTACATTAGCCGGTTCATCTACACAGGCTTCAGGTTCAGTTGTAATAGGAAATCGAGCAGGACAAACATTTGCTCGTGTACAATCCATAGCAATTGGAGCACTTGCGGGTAGTAATACATTAGCGACTAATGCGGTTGCTATTGGTTACGAAACACTAACCGGAGGCAGTAGTTCAATTTCTATAGGTTATAGGTCAGGTTTTACTGCTTTTGGTACCACTAGTATAGCAATAGGCGCAAGATCAGCAGTTAATCCAAGTTCGAATACTATTACTGTTATAGGAAGTGATGCGGGACGTTCAGCAAGATTAAGTAGTGTTTGTATTGGGAGTGAATCTGGTTTTAATACAAATGGAACGGCTACCGTAAATATTGGCTTTCAAACCGGATTTAGCGGTCAAAGACAAAGTGCTATTTGCGCTATAGGTTATCAGGCAGGTCAACTTACACAAGGTACTTATGGTCTTGCTATTGGTTATCGTGCTGGAAATGCGTCTCAAGCATCAGCCGCAATAGCTATTGGTACTAGTGCTGGTGAAATTACGCAAGGTGCTTCTGGTATTGCTATAGGAATTCGTGCAGGAAATTCTTTTCAAAGAAGCGGTGCTATTGCTATTGGTGCTGAAGCAGGTAGGCATACGCAAGGTATCAATAGTATTGCTATTGGTTATAATGCAGGACGTTCTCAACAAGGGACAAATAGTATTGCAATAGGTTATCAAGTTGGATTTGTAGGATTAGGTACCGGTTCTATTGCGATTGGTTATCAAGCTGGATTTGCGACCTATTTAGGAAATATTGCTATAGGTTATCAAGCAGGCTTTACTGGTAGTTCTACAGCATCATTAGCAATTGGCAATCTTGCGGGATATACATCACAAAGAACCGGTGCTTTAGCAATTGGTTCATTAGCAGGTTCATCATTTCAAGGGTCTCAATCAGTCGCGATTGGTTCACAAGCAGGTTATATAAGCCAATTGGGTAATTCTGTAGCAATCGGTACTAATGCAGGTTTGAGTACCCAAAATACATCTTGTATCGCTATTGGTATAGAAGCAGGCGCTTATAATCAAAGTACACGTTCTATTGCAATTGGATATCAAGCAGGATATACGGGTCAAGGTACTAACTCGTCTATTGCAATAGGGTATTTAGCAGGTAGAACAGGTCAAAATAATTCAATTATCATAAATGCTACAGGTACAGATTTAAGTGATGTAAATGTAGCTGGTTTATTTATAGCACCTATAAGAACAGGTGATACAAGTGGCAATCTATTATTATATGAACCAACTATAACACCTTCAGGTGAAATTGTAGTATCATCTTCTTTAAGTAATTTTGATAAAACTTTCGTTATAAAACATCCTACCGATAATAATAAATATTTAGTTCATGCTTGTATTGAAGGTCCTGAAGCAGGTGTATATTATCGTGGTAAAGGAACGATACGAAATAATATAATGACAACAATAACAATGCCCGAATATTCATCACATATCGCAACAGACTTTACAATTCATATATCACCTATATATAATCCGCATAATGATACAGAACAATTATATAATGTAAGTGAAATTAATGATAATTCATTCAAAGTATATGGAACAAACGGTTCTTTTTACTGGATTGCTCACGGAAAAAGACAAAGTATAGATATAGAACCTAATAAAAAAGATGTAGTTGTTAAAGGAGATGGACCTTATAAATGGATTTAAAATAGTAAATATAATAATTTAGATTTATTATATTTATTATTTCTTTTGTATGAAAACACGATAACCTTTATCTAATAAAACATAATCATTATTATATCTATTTAAAAAATGTTGTGCTCCATATAAAGGCATTTCTAATATATTATTATTAAAATGGTCGTATAAATAATCATCAATAGCCATAATACCACCACTATTTAATAATTGCCAACTTAATAAACAATCAGCATAACAATCAATACATTTATGACTACCATCAATATAAATAAAATCATATTTCTTTTCTTCTTTAATCAATTTTAATAACATATCAACGGAATCACCTTTTAAATGCGTTATTCTATTTTCCATATTTGCAAACTTAACATTTTCATAATATATATTTTCAACATTAATTTGTTCCATATTTGATAATGTTTCAACTTTACCATTTTTAAGAGTATTTTCATTATAACTTATCCATCTATCAATAGTAGTTCCATTCGCATTTGGCAATAATTCTAACATTTTTATCATAGAAGTACCCGCATAACATCCAACTTCTAACAATTCAATGTGTTCTCTATCTTTTAATTTCATTAATACATTTTCAAAAATATGAATTGTATTTGGTGGTAGATCGTGTGTCCAATTATACATACCGCCATAGTTCAATCCATTACTCTTAAACTTATCAATCAATTTATATACACTATTTTCATTAAATTGATATACTAATTGGTATCCAATCTTAGTCAGTTTTTTATAATCACAATCTTTCCAATTTTCAATTATTATTACGGGAGTATGTTTCAATATAATATTCATCATACCATCTAAAATATCTATTTCACATCCTTCCGCATCTATCTTTACTAAATCAATTTTAGTATTAATGTCAATTAAATCATCTAATCTCTTCATTTCACTATTAATTACAACACAATCATTAACTAAACTATTATCTCTATTAATACGCATAGCACCCATATTTAAACCCATATTGAGAACATCCATTTTAGGGAACCACATTTTATTAATTACTTTATTTTCATTACCAACTGCACAATTATGTAATTCAACGTTATCAATATTATTTATTAATAAATTAGTATTCAATATATCATAAGTTTTCTTAAATGGTTCAAACGCATAAACTTTTTTAGCAAGACGTGCCATTTTAACAGTATTAGTTCCAATATAAGCACCCACATCAATAACATTAGACTTATCATTAATAAACTCTTTAAAAATATTATTCAATTCTGATTCCCAGTCACCATTATTATTAATATGTTTTGTTATCCAATCATCTTTATAACTAATAAAACGACCTATATTTTCAATAGATATTAATTTTTCAGATAATGGTGGGTCTATATTTGAATAAATATTATAAGCATTATTACCAACATTAGCAGTTTTATTAACCATTTCTAATAATTTTAATGCTTGATTTTCCCACGAATGCGTTAGAGCCCATTGATAATTCTTTTCAACTAATACTTCTTTTTCTTTACTATCTATATAATTACATATTGCTTCAAATGAACGATTTTGCCATTCATCAGTTAATACATCTCCTTCAATAGCAATACCTCTATTACCTACAGTATTTTCTAAAGCTGCTAAATTATTAGTGATAGCAAATGTTTTACTTAATGCTGCTTCTAATGCTGTTAAACAGAAAGTTTCTTTAAACTTACAAGGATAAAACCATATATCACTCATTCTCCAATAACGTCCTAATGTTTCCTTATTAACCCATCCGTGTAATGTAATAGACTTTTCATTACTATATTCTTCATTCATCATACGTTTTATTTCAGCAAGTTCTTCTGGATAATTAGTATTAGCCCATTGATTATTTAAATCAGCAAATATATTCAAAGTAGCATCCGGATATCTTTGAAGAATACGAGGCCACATTTTTAATAATACAATTAAACCACGATTAGGAAATGATGAATAAATAAATGAATGAGGTATTTTCTTATCATATTCTCTAAATATGAAGTTTTTAAAGTCAATACCATAATGTAATGGAGATATAATATTTTTAAGTTGGCTAAATATAGAAGCTAAATATGAAGCGTGCCATTCAGTTAAACAGAATATATTTTTCATTTTATCATTAAAAGGTATCATATTACCACTCATAGTTAAATCATGAACGACTAAATGAATATTTTTAACATATCCTTTCACAGCAGGCATAATATATTCACTAAAACGACTAATAACACAATGTTCTATTTCTAATCGTGTAATATAATGAAAGTAAGCATCTAAACGGAGATATTTAACATTTTCAAATATTTCATCATTTTCACAATTACAAAATACAACAACTTCATAATCACTATGTTTAGCAACATATCTAGCCATTTCAATAATATAAGTTTCAGAGCCACCAACACCTTCTTTCAATATACTTGAACCAGTCCACTTTTTAAATCCACCATCAGCAACAAAAGCAAATACTTTTTTATCTGGTATAGTAGGAGTAGGTTGTAATGGTTCCATTCTATTAACGAAACGGAATATATTATAATAATCAACCATTGTTTGATATTGATCTTCAGTTGATTTATTATGTTGTAAAAATAATTCACAAGCTTTTTGTCCTAATTCATAATCATTAAAAGTATAACATAATTCAGCTAAAAACTTAGGTAAGAAATGATATGATAGAGTAGGTTTTAATGAATATTGTCTATGTATTGGAAACCCAATTTCAAATCCACGTTTCATATATTCATAAGCTGTTTTTTTATCACCTTCTAAATAATAATGAATACCTATAAAGTATGATGCTTCTGGTCTTTCAGGGTCCCATTCATGAACTAATTTATACCATTTTTCACATTCACTCCAAGGTCTATTCAATTTAAAGTTATACATTCTGGTCATTTCAAAAAGGGCATCAATCTTTTCTTGGTCAAATCCTTCTTTAGGATGGAAAGCTCTTTTATAGAACCATTCAGACGCTTTTTCATAATCTTCTAATAAATTATATGTTTGTGCGATATAATATAAGTGACGTGGATTATCAGGTTCTTCATCAATCATTTCAAATAGACATTTTAAGTCATATCGTTTTCTATCCATAGTTCTTTTTTCCATATAATCACTTCTTAAATCTAATATCCACGATTTTTGTGCTGGAATAACAACATTTACATTATTATCACCTTGTATAACTTCGTGAATAGTATATATATATCTCAATTTATATTGAGTAATAGTAATACGATTAGAGTAGTATTCGGTATCATTACTCTTAATTAGAAGACTGAATGAATCCGCGAATTGGTCACTTCTTACAGTATTTAAAAAGTCTCTCAATTCACCTTCAATTACGTAAGTATCATCTAACATTAAATTATATTTACACTTCATACCAGCTAATTCTAAACAACGATTACGACTTTCACGGAAATTAATAAATGGTTCTTGATATAACTTACCCTTCTTTTTACCAACAAGTATATTATTAATATTTTCAAGAGTTTCATCAGTGCTACCAGTATCTAAAATAGTCCATCTATCAATAATAGATAAATTACGTTCTAACATTTCTTTAAAGTCGCTACCACCATTTTTAACCATAATACATAAGTGAATTAAATTATCATAATCAAGTTCATCATTTTTCAAATAATAATGAAACTCTTTTAAAAATGGTTCATATAAATCATTTGGGATATATAAATAATAATCACTATTAGATAATTTATATGAATAAGTATAACCATCTTTTAATTGTTGATTAAATGTAGTTAATAATAATGGTTTAACAGATAATAATAAATCAATATAATTATTATTGAGTTCATAAAAAAAGACAATATTATTATTTTGAAAATTTATAAAATCATTTTCAATAGAAACATTATCTTCTAAATTCAGTTCGGATAAATTGACTGTTGTATTTTCATATTCGTTCATATCTAAATGGTCATTAATAATATAAATTTTATCAAAGTAAGAATGACATTCATAAGATATAAAAGAACTATATTTTAGACCATATACGAATAAGGTTGGATGTTCAATTATTTCAGCTAAATCATAAAGTAATCCGGAATATCTTTCTAATTTGCCTATAATAGGAAATAGTTTAAGACTATTGTACTCATCGTGACGAAATGGTGGATAGTCATTAGGATTACATTGATAATTATTTTTATTGAATATTATCATTGAAATATTTATTTTAGAATAGATATTTCAATTAATATCTATACGCATTTTTTTAAGATGTATAAGCAAGACCACCCATACCATTAGTAATCCTTAATACATTATAATTAATAGCATATAATCTAACTAAACGATATGAAGCACTGCTTATAAGTGTAGTAGTATCTAAATTTAGTGTTAATAAAGTATTATCAAGACGACTAAAATTACAAGAGCCAGACGGTTGATGTTCTTCTGGATTAATTGCAAAAGAGTATATATGAATGTATGGAAGTGCTGAATTAGCTCCGGAACCTTTATGATATTGGAATCGTTGAACTTTAGTAAAATAAGAACCGTCTCTAAGTGAAAATCGGTCTTGACCATTAAACTGTAAAACAGCACTTTTACATTTCTCAAAATTATCTATATTATATGATGAATTATCAGAAGTATCTTGTATAACCCATACGAGTTCTTTAATAGGGTGGAAGAATTGAAAATCAAGGTGATATTTTGTATCTGTAGTTTGTATAGCTTTAGATTCGTATACTTGTAATTGGTCAATTAAATATTGGTGTGTATTATTCATGAATAATCGTCGTTCATCGGTATCTAAATAAAAATAGTCAGCATATATTTTGAGATTAGTAATATTAGCACTACCAGTAACTTTATTAGCATCTTTAAAGTGAATTGAAAGATAACATTCGTTATATTGTAATGCGACTAATGGAATAGCAAGACCCGGATTACGACAAAACCAGAATTGTAAAGGTATATAAAGTTTATCATCGGTTGATGAAAGCATATCATCTAACATTTGTAATTTATCAACTGGATAAGTTAAGTCACACCAAATAGCCATCCACTCTCCATATTGTCTATCTATTAATTGACTACCTATAGTAAAATCAACATAGTCAATAAGTTGATAGCCATAATAAGTACTAACGATACTGGATATATCCATAGTAATTTCTAAAAATATGGTAGATAGTAAATCACCATTTAGAGGGACTTTAGTAATAACACGGGAACCCATATTAACATTATAGTCATTATCGTAAATATTAATAGATTCAATAGAAAAGTTAGAATGGCGACGATATATGAATTTAAAATATGTTATTTGTGGATTACCTGTTAAATATATATCTTGAGCACCATATGCTGTAAGTTGTAGAGTAGCTCCAGGCATAAAGTAGAATTTATAATATACATATTTTTTATTATCATAAATTTATTGTATAATATTATAAATTCAGTTATGAATAATAAAAATATTGTTTATTTACCAAGTGAACAATTAATAAATAATTTTATAAATAATGTAGTCCAATATATACAGAATAATAATACACAATCTATTATAGAAAATTATATAGTAATAGGAAGTAATTATTTATATTTGGAAGATGAGATATTAGATATAATAAATATAATGAAAAATGATGTAGAACTATTTATTGAAAAAAGTTCAACTTTTACAAAATTGATATTAGATATAGATTTTAAATGGACACTTATATATGGATATAAAATATTATTTAAAAAAGAGAATGATGAATATTATCATATCAAGATATATAGGCCAAAAATAACAATATTATATTTGACAGATAAGATAAATGATGTATTAGAGAATTGTAAGAAGAGTATTTATAAATATTGTAAAAAGAATAATTATGTATTCGTTCATCAATATTCAAAATTATTCAATTCTTTTTATAATCGGTTAGAATATACTTCAAGACGTATATTAGATGATGAATATGTATGTGTATTATATAATTATAGTTTTATAGTGAATTATGAGTTATCAATAATGGATATAGTTAGAATATTGTGTATGGATAAATATACAATATCGTTAGACTATATAAATGGAAAATTATTAAAAAATAATTTTATAATGAGAAATTCAAGAAGATTAATAGATATAGTTAAGGAGTTAAAGTATTTTGAAGAAGATGATGAAAAGATGATAAAATATATAAAGGAATGTATATCAAGAGATGTGAATATATGTAGTATACATTCTTATATAAATAAGAAGAGTGGTTATTATATGCGTGCTGGATTTTTAGATTTAGTACATACTATGAATACTCAAAAAGAAGAAGATGATAATGAATATGATATGATAAATATAATAGAGACACATATGTCCGGGAATAATTTAAATGGAAATGAACAGTTTTTCAATATAATTGGTAAAACATATACAACAGGAAATATGGTGAATGGATGTAATGGAACGATAACTTTTATGAAGAATAATAAGATATTGTATCCTTTATCAGAGAAATATGGAGAATATAAGAAGTTGAATAGTAGTTCATATGAGATAATATTAAATGATAAGAGATATATATTAGTATTTTTTAATAATTATAAGAGATATATAGGAACTTTAATAGATGAATTGGGTGATGTGATTACAGGAAATTTACTGCGTTAAATTGAGCTTTTCAACTTACGAAATCTCTAAAATAACTACTTAAAGCCTTTATTTAGGTGTAATATATAGTATATATAGGGTTGTATATACTGTATATATAAAACAGTTAAATAGTTAAAATATTTTCTAATATATATATGAGTTTATTGATTTCCTAATTAGAATTAGGCACTTTAATTAGATGTATTAATAGCTCCCATTCATATTCAATTTATCATTATTTATTTGTAATATTTTATTATGGATATTACTGGTCTAACTATTATAGCCTTTATAGTTTAATAAAAGATGATTCATATTGATATGATAGACCCATCTATTTTGTAGCTACACTATTAGATTAGGCATATTTATCTTCACCGCGGATGTAGATGAATTGCCAACTTTTGGAGACCGTGACTGTTTTTTTGGCAGGCTTTTTCCTAAAAAGCCCGAGACTTTTTTGATTTTATTTATTTATTTATATTTTCCCCTTTTTGTGGACTTTGTTTTTTCAAATAATCATATAATTTGAAAATACAATACTTTATAATGAATATGCTAAACCACCCATACCACTCATTATTCTTAATACATTATAATTTGGCGCATATACATTTAACAGTCTATAAGCTGTATTATTACTAAAATTACCTAAATCCGTAATCATATTGCTTTGTGATAAATCTATATTCAAAGTTACATTATTTAAACGACTAAAATTACAAGTTCCACTTGGTGCTAAATCATCCGGATATAAAGAGAACGAATATATGTGTGTATATGGCAAACCTAATGCTATACCTACACCTGTATGATATTCATATCTTTGAACATCAACGAAATATTTTCCTTTTCTTTTTTTGAATCGGTCAATACCATTCATTGTAATATTAGCTGATACTACTTGTTCGTATCTATCTATGTAATATTTAGAATCACCACTAACATCCTGAATAACCCATATAAGTTCTTTAACAGGGTGAGCAAATTTTAAATCTTGTGAATAATAAGTTTTATTAATATCTATTTTTGTTGATACAAATTGAACTTGTTCTATTAAATATTCGTGACTTCTTTTAGCAAATAATTTTCTTTCATCAGTATCTAAAAATATATAATCACACCATATACTACACTTTGTTATATCACCACTATTTGAAATATTTTCAGCATTTTTAAAATATATATGTAGTTTCACATCGTGATATTGTAAAGCTACTAATGGTAAAGCAGAACCCGCATTTCTACAAAAAAATAATGGTAAGGGTATATATAATTCTTGAGCAGTGACACTAACCATATCATCTAATATTGTCATCTTATCATAAGTATTTGTTAAATCATACCATAACATCATCCATTCCCCTGGTAATCTTTGTATTAATTGGCTACCAATTTCAAGGTCAATATAATCAATTAATTGAAAACCAAAATATTCATCTTCTATATTTTGATTACTATATTCTAATTCAAGATATAATCTATATAGTAAATCACCATCACGAGCTATATTACAAGTTATTTTTCGTCCTAATAATGCGCTACCAATATATGATTGTTCCATTTGTTCAATAGCAAAGTTTGTATGTCTTTTATAAACAAATTTGAAAAAGGTCATTTGTGGATTACCTGTTAAATATATATCTTGAGAACCATATGAAACTAATTGCATAAGACCACCGGTCATTTATATTTATTATAGTTTGTTAAAATAATAATAATTATCGTGCGTATAAGAATATTTATTTTAATCATATAAATTATAATGAGTTATAAGGGTGATTACATTAAACGGCAGATCGACTTTTTTAATAATAATAACGATTATGTCCGTAATCCAATGCAGTCTGACCTTGATGCTAATGGGTTCCGTATCACTAATTTGGGACCACCTGTAAATCTAAATGATGCCGCCCGTCTGGCTGATATCTCGGGTGGTGGTAGTGGTAATTTATGGTATTTATATCCAGCATATGCCGATGTCAGTTTTAATTGTAATTCATTATTAGATGTATCATCTATAGTTTTTTGTGATGATATGTCTATTATTCGTGGAGCAGGTGGATTCTTTGATATTAGTTCAAATAATCCAATACGTATTAATAATAATACTATTTATATCAACAATAATGGTTATGTCGGTATTAATAATAATAATCCCCTATATAATTTGGATGTTAGTAACTCATTTCATACAATATATATATATGATTATTTAGATTTATCTGGTAACAATGGACAAGTTTTATCATCTACACCTAATGGTATTAAATGGATTGATGTTGCTGATATTAGTGATAATTTATGGATACCCAACGGCAATAATATATATAACGCTAATCTAACCGGTAATGTTGGTATAGGAATAACAATACCTATTTATAGGTTAGATGTTAGTGGTGATATTCATTCATATAAAAGCCTTTTTATTGATAATAGTGCTAACATAGGTAATACATTATACGTAGTTCATAATAATAATAGAGTAGGTATTAATACATCAAATCCACAATATGATCTTGATGTTAGTAGTTCTTTTCATACCAAATATATATATGATTATCTTGATAGCAGTGGTATTGGTGGTATATTAACAAGCTCTAATAATGGTATTATATGGAGTAGAGATATTTCATTAAATAGGTTAGATGTTTCACAAGCGACTATTATAGACTTATCAAGTAATAAAATATTTGTTAGAGACTTATCTGCTGTAAATGCTTCAATCATAAATGCTGATATTTCCAGTTTAACTGTTAAAGATATTATAGGTGGTAAAATAGACGCAAGTATCAATATATTAGATACAAATGATGTCCGCACTTGTTATATAACTTTTGTTGATAATAGTGGATATCAAAAATTACGAATAGATACACAAAAACTCATATATAATCCAGGATTAGATAGATTAGGTATCGGTATAAATCCTAATTATAATTTAGATGTGAGTAGTTCTTTTCATACAAGATATATATATGATTATATTGATAGTAGTGGTGTAGGTGGTATATTAACGAGCACATATAATGGTATTATATGGAGTAGAGATATATCATTAAACCGATTATATGTAACAGATTTATCAGCAGTGAATGTGTCCATTATAAATTTAGATGTATCACAAGCAAATATTAGGGATTTATCAAGTAATAAGATATTTGTTAAAGATTTATCAGCAGTGAATACGTCAATCATAAATTTAGATGTTTCTTATTCATATATTAGTCGTCTGGATGTTAGTAATGCTAATATTAGAGACTTGTCAAGTAATAAGATATTTGTTAGAGACTTATCATCAGTCAATGCTTCAATCATTAACTTGGATGTATCACAAGCGAATATACGAGATTTATCTAGTAATAAGATATTTGTAAGAGATTTATCAGCAGTGAATGCTTCAATTATTAACTTGGATGTGTCTAGTGCTAATATCAAAGATCTAAGTAGTAATAAGATATTTATTAGAGACTTATCAGCTGTAAATTCGTCAATTATCAACTTGGATGTATCTAGAGCAAATATTAGAGATTTGTCAACTAATAAGATATTTGTTAGGGACTTATCAGCAGTTAATGCTTCAATAATCAACTTGGATGTATCTAGAGCAAATATTAGAGACTTGTCAAGTAATAAGATATTTGTTAGAGACTTATCAGCAGTAAATGCTACGATAGTAAGACTAGATGTTAGAGACTTATCTGCTGTAAATGTTTCAATTATTAACTTGGATGTATCACAAGCTAATATAAAAGACTTGTCAAGTAATAAGATATTTGTACGAGACTTATCAGCTGTAAATTCGTCAATTATCAACTTGGATGTATCTAGAGCAAATATTAGAGATTTGTCAACTAATAAGATATTTGTTAGGGACTTATCAGCAGTTAATGCTTCAATAATCAACTTGGATGTATCTAGAGCAAATATTAGAGACTTGTCAAGTAATAAGATATTTGTTAGAGACTTATCAGCAGTGAATGTTTCTATTATTAACTTGGATGTATCACAAGCAAATATAAAAGACTTATCTAGCAATAAGATATTTGTAAGAGACTTATCAGCAGTGAATGTCTCCATAATTAATTTGGATGTATCTCGTGCAAATATAAAAGACTTATCCAGTAATAAAATATTTGTTAGAGACTTATCAGCAGTAAATGTATCCATCATCAATTTAGATGTATCACAAGCGAATATCAAAGACTTATCCAGTAATAAGATATTTGTTAGAGACTTATCAGCCATCAATGTTTCAATTATTAACTTGGATGTATCACAAGCGAATATTAGAGATTTATCAAGTAATAAAATATTCGTTCGAGATTTATCAGGAGTGAATACATCAATCATCAATTTGGATGTATCGCAAGCGAATATACGAGATTTATCTAGTAATAAGATATTTGTTAGAGACTTATCAGCAGTAAATGCTACGATAATAAGACTAGATGTTAGAGACTTATCTGCTGTAAATGCCTCAATTATTAACTTGGATGTATCACAAGCGAATATTAGAGATTTATCAAGTAATAAGATATTTGTTAGAGACTTATCAGCAGTTAATGCTTCTATTATTAACTTGGATGTATCACAAGCGAATATTAGAGATTTGTCAAGTAATAAGATATTCGTTAGAGACTTATCAGCAGTTAATGTTTCTATTATTAACTTGGATGTCTCTCAAGCGAATATTAGAGACTTGTCAAGTAATAAGATATTTGTTAGAGACTTATCAGCCGTCAATGCTTCAATCATCAACTTGGATGTATCACAAGCAAATATAAAAGACTTATCCAGTAATAAGATATTTGTAAGAGATTTGTCAGCAGTTAATGCGTCAATCATTAATTTGGATGTATCTAGAGCAAATATTAGAGATTTGTCAAGTAATAAGATATTCGTTCGTGACTTATCATCTGTAAATGCGTCAATCATTAACGCAGATATTTCTAGTTTAATAGTTAAAGATATTATAGCCGGTAGAATAGATGCGAGTATCAATATTATAGATACAAATGATAATAGGACTTGCTATATAACTTTTGTTGATAATAGTGGTTATCAAAAGTTGAGAGTAGATACACAGAAACTCATATATAATCCTGGATTGGATAGATTAGGTTTAGGAGTTAATCCTAATTTCAATTTAGATGTGAGTGGTTCATTCGGTCTGAACGTATCAGCATATGCTAATTATCTATTTGATGTATCTGGAGAAACGAGAATACAGACCGACAATATAAGATATGGGCGACTTGCTGGTGATACGAATATGGGTTCATATGCGATAGCAATAGGATATAATGCGGGTTTATCAGGTGAAAAATCGGGAGCTATAGCAATAGGTTATAGAGCTGGTTATGATGACCAAAATGTAAATTCAATAGCAATTGGTGTAGAAGCAGGCCGTAATAAACAGCGTGAAAAAGCTATAGCTATTGGTGAATCCGCTGGATATAATAGTCAAGGAACACATTCAATCGCAATAGGAACAGATGCTGGAGATTCAATCCAAAAAGAGTATAGTATTGCTATAGGTTATTCATCTGCTCAAAATCAACAAGATACTAATAGTATTGCTATAGGTTATTCATCTGCTCAAAATCAGCAAGGAGCTAATAGTATTGCGATGGGTTATTCATCTGCTCAAAATCAACAAGGTGTTAATAGTATCGCTATGGGCTATTTATCAGCACAAAATCAACAAGGTAATTATAGTGTAGCAATAGGAAATAATGCGGGTAATGATAATCAAGATAATTACAGTATTGCTATAGGTTATGAAGCAGGTAAATATTATCAAAAAGATAGCAGCATAGCAATAGGGCGATATGCTGGAGGAACAAATCAGGAAATTAATTCTATATCAATTGGTTATTATGCTGGCTCAACTGGACAAAATTCAAGTGCTATAGCAATAGGTTATAATGCTGGATATAAAGACCAAAGTAATAACGCTATAGCGATAGGTCAAGATGCGGGTAAATATTCACAAGGTCAATATTCAATTGCTATAGGTTATAGTGCTGCTGGAATTCAACCACAACATAATAATACTATAATAATAAATGCTACAGGACAAGATATAAGTAGTCAATCAACCGACCGTTTATATGTCGCACCTATTAGATTTATGAATGGTCTACAATATGTATTACAGTATAATTCAGCCACTAAAGAAATAGTTTATGCGGATGCTAGTAATGTAGGTGGTAGTTCTTTTTGGAGTCTTACTGGGAACGAAAATGATATCTATAATACAAATAATGGAAATGTAGGTATTGGTCACGGTTCTGTTAATCAAATTAATTATACTCTAGATGTGAGTGGTTCAACAAAGACGAGATATTTGTATGATATATATGATAATAGTGGTGTAGGTGGTGTATTGACAAGTACATATGATGGTATTGTATGGAGTAGAGACATATCACTAAACCATTTATATGTAACTGATTTATCCGCTATTAATATTACAACTATTACTTTAGATGTATCACAAGCAAATATTAGAGACTTATCAAGTAATAAGATATTTGTTAGAGATTTATCAGCTATTAATATTACAACTATTACTTTAGATGTATCACAAGCAAATATTAGAGACCTTAGTAGTAATAAAATATTTGTAAGAGATTTATCAGCGGTGAGTGCGTCTATTATTAACTTAGATGTATCACAAGCGAATATTAGAGATTTATCAAGTAATAAAATATTTGTTAAAGACTTATCAGCGGAGAACGCATCTATCATTAATCTTGATGTATATACAGCGAATATTAGAGATTTATCATCAGTGAATGCTTCTATTATTAATTTGGACGTATCACAAGCAAACATAAAAGACCTATCAAGTAATAAGATATTTGTTAGAGACTTATCAGCAGTGAATGTTTCTATTATTAACTTGGATGTATCACAAGCAAATATTAGAGATTTATCAAGTAATAAGATATTCGTTAGAGACTTATCAGCAGTGAATGCTTCTATTATTAACTTGGATGTATCACAAGCAAATATAAAAGATTTAAGTAGTAATAAAATATTTGTGAGAGACTTATCAGCTATTAATGTATCCATTATAAATTTAGACGTATCTAAAGGAAGTTTTAGAGATTTATCAGCAGTGAATGCTTCTATAATCAACTTGGATGTATCACAAGCGAATATTAGAGATTTATCAAGCAATAAGATATTTGTTAGAGACTTATCAGCAGTGAATACCTCAATCATTAACTTAGATGTATCTAGAGCAAATATTAGAGATTTATCAAGCAATAAGATATTTGTACGAGACTTATCAGCAGTGAATGCGTCTATTATTAACTTGGATGTATCACAAGCGAATATTAGAGATTTGTCAAGTAATAAGATATTCGTTAGAGACTTATCAGCAGCGAACGCATCTATTATTAACTTGGATGTATCTAGAGCAAATATTAGAGATTTATCAAGCAATAAGATATTTGTAAGAGATCTATCATCAGTGAACGCATCTATTATTAACTTGGATGTATCTAGAGCAAATATTAGAGATTTGTCAAGCAATAAGATATTTGTTAGAGACTTATCAGCAGTGAATGCTTCTATCATCAACTTGGATGTATCTAGAGCAAATATTAGAGATTTGTCTAGTAATAAGATATTCGTTAGAGACCTATCTGCGGTGAATGCTTCAATCATTAATGCGGATATTTCCAGTTTGACTGTTAAAGAAATTATAGCAGGACGAATAGATGCTAGTATCAATATTATAGATACAAATGATAACAGGACTTGCTATATAACTTTTGTTGATAATAGTGGTTACCAGAAATTGAGAATAGATACACAGAAACTCATATATAATCCAGGATTAGATAGATTAGGTTTAGGAGTTAATCCAAACTTCAATTTAGATGTTAGTGGTTCATTTGGTCTCAATGTAGCAGCATATGCTAATTATCTATTTGATGTCTCAGGAGAAACGAGAATACAGACAGACAATATAAGATATGGAAGACGTGCGGGTGATATAAATATGGGTTCATATGCGATAGCAATAGGATATCAGGCTGGCTCAGATAATCAAGGAACAAGAAGTATTTCTATAGGATATAATTCAGGACATCTAAATCAAGCAAGTTATTCTATAGCTATTGGTGACTATGCCGGTGCTACTAATCAACGTGTTGATGCGGTTGCGATTGGTCGTCAAGCAGGTATATCAGGTCAAGGAACCGGTGCTATAGCATTTGGATATTATGCGGGTCAATATGACCAATCAAATAATGCTATATCAATAGGTTATCAAAGTGGTAATGATAAGCAAGGTGGTAATAGTATAGCTATTGGTTATAGATCCGGTTATATATCTCAAAAGAATAGTGCGATTGCTATAGGAACTCAAGCTGGTTATAAGGATCAAAGTGATAACGCTATAGCTATAGGGCGAATGGCGGGACAAACTAATCAAGGTGTTGAAGCTATTGCCATAGGTAATAATGCGGGATATTATAATCAAAGTTTAGATGGTATAGCAATCGGTGGATATGCCGGTTATACTAATCAAGGGACTTATAGTATAGCAATAGGGTATAAAGCAGGTCAAACAAGTCAATCTTCAAACTCAATAATAATAAATGCGACTGGTTTAGATTTAAGTAGTATGGATGTTAGTGGTTTATTTATAGCACCTATTAGACAAGGTAGAGAAAATTTTATTTTAACATACAATACAGATACGGATGAAATTAGATATACAAATGATATTAGTTTGAATAGTTTAGATGTTTCTCAAGCAAATATTAGAGACTTGTCAAGCAATAAGATTTTTGTAAAAGACTTATCATCAGTGAATGCTTCCATCATAAATTTGGACGTGTCACAAGCGAATATTAGAGACTTATCAAGTAATAAGATATTTATTAGAGACTTATCCGCCGTAAATGTATCAATAACAAGACTTGATGTTAGGGATTTATCAGCAGTCAATACATCTATCATTAATTTGGATGTATCACAAGCAAATATTAGAGATTTGTCAAGTAATAAGATATTTGTGCGTGATTTATCCGCAGTGAATGCGTCAATTATTAATTTAGATGTGTCTCAAGCAAATATAAAAGACTTGTCAAGTAATAAGATATATGTAAGGGACTTATCAGGAGTAAATGCCTCAATTATTAATTTGGATGTATCTCAAGCAAATATTAGAGATTTGTCAAGCAATAAGATATTTGTTAGAGATTTATCAGCAGTGAATGCTTCAATCATTAGATTAGATGTATCTCAAGCAAATATTAGAGACCTCTGTAGTAATAAGATATTTGTTAGAGATTTATCGGCAGTGAATGCTTCTATCATTAATGCGGATATTTCCAGTTTGACTGTTAAAGAAATTATAGCAGGACGAATAGATGCGAGTATCAATATTATAGATACAAATGATGATAGAACTTGTTATTTACTATTTGCGGACAATAGTGGTTATCAAAAGTTAAGAGTAGATACACAGAAACTCATATATAATCCTGGATTGGATAGATTAGGTTTAGGAGTCAATCCTAACTTCAATTTAGATGTGAGCGGTACATTTGGTCTAAATGTATCAGCATATGTTAATTACCTATTTGATGTATCCGGTGAAACGAGAATACAGACAGACAATATAAGATATGGAAGACGTGCTGGTGACTATAATATGGGTTCATATGCGATAGCAATAGGTTATGAAGCGGGAATATCAGGCGAGCAATCCGGAGCTATAGCAATAGGTTATCAAGCAGGTCATACAAATATGGGAGCTAACTCAATCGCTATTGGTAATTTGGCAGGTAGAACAAATCAATTTGCTAACTCAATTATAATCAATGCTACTAATACGGATTTACCTAACACTGATGCTAGCGGCTTATTTATAGCACCTATACGTAATATTAATGGTATAACCCAAGCTCTATATTACAATAAAACAACTAAGGAAATAGTGTATGGTGATATATCAGCCAGTGGCAGTGGAACAAATTATTGGACTTTAACAGGAACTGATATATATAATAATAATTTAGGTAATGTCGGTATAGGAACATATGGACCAGCTTCATATTTGCTAGATGTATCTGGAACGGCAAGAATGAGATATATAATAGATATCTTTGGAAGTGATGGAAGTGATAATAGTATATTAATAGGAACATCTAATGGAATAAAATGGACTCACGATTTATCATTAAATAATCTTGATGTATCACAGGCAAATATAAAAGACTTATCAAGTAATAAGATATTTGTTAGAGATTTATCTGCGACGAATGCTTCTATTATTAACTTGGATGTATCTCAAGCAAATATTAGAGACCTCAGTAGTAATAAGATATTTGTTAGAGATTTATCGGCAGTGAATGCTTCTATCATAAACTTGGATGTGTCTAGTGCTAATATCAAAGACCTCAGTAGTAATAAGATATTTGTAAAAGATTTATCAGCAGTGAATGTCTCAATCATAAATTTGGATGTGTCTAGTGCGAATATCAAAGACCTCAGTAGTAATAAGATATTTGTTAGAGATTTATCAGCTATTAATGTTTCAATAATAAGGCTGGATGTTAGAGATTTATCAGCAGTTAATGCTTCAATTATTAACTTGGATGTATCACAAGCAAATATTAGAGATTTGTCAAGCAATAAGATATTTGTAAGGGACTTATCAGCGGTGAATGCGTCAATCATTAATTTGGATGTATCACAAGCAAATATT